AAGTAATTAGCCGTCATGCTCATGGTTGTTAGCCCAACAAACCTACCGGCAACAGCAGCAGGGGCTACAACGATGTCCTTGTAAGGACTCTTGATAAGACCCACCGTCTCTGTACCGTTGGTGACTGCCGTAACCAGACCGTCTGGCTCATAGAGATTCGCGGTCAAAGCACCATTAGCGTCTGTTTGTGCATGAGACTTTATCTTGTACATCTCGTGCGGGTTAGCAGACGTTCCCAGAATGGGGACGTTGATGAACAGGTACCCTTCTGCATACAGATCCTTTGCCGCCGCAGTAGCACCGAGTGTCACTGCAACAGTAGTCGAACCAGCAGCAGTAGTTGCAACTGCAAGGTCTTCATCGTGGTTACCAGCCGGGGCCTCACTCGCTACGAGCAAACCCTCGGTTATCGCGCTACCACCAACCTCTACATACCGTTTCTTTCTACCGTCTACGAACTGCATCTCTGTTTCCAGCTTGTGACGCTGGTCAGAGGTCTGCGCCTTTCCCCACCCATATCTACCGCCTATCGTCGTCGGAAAAGCCATTTCTATCCTCCTAAAATTACAGGTTTCTTATACACCCTGCGACAGGCCGATATTCACCCTACCGCGGGCGGCCTCGGCCTATCATTACAGCCGCCCCGGTGTACTAGCTATGTGTTTTAGTGTGCGCCCTGAGTCGCGACGATGCGCCAGCCGCCGTGGGGGCGGTGGCCATAAAGTCGCAGTTCGGACACTTCGCTGCGGCGACAGGATTGTCGCTCTCAGTAAGAGTTACGTTCTCGTCCTTCGCCTCAATCCTAGAAGACGCGCACCACCGGCAGGTGCAGTCCTTGCTGGGGGGCCAGCCAAGCATACCCTGCCTTCCCTTTCTTACAAGGAAGTAGTCTTCGGTCGGCAGGGGTGCCGTTGCCGTGCCGACCGGCCTCACCACCTCCCCCGAGGGGTTCAGCATCGGCTTGTGATGATACAGGATGATCTTGGGCTTACTGTCGTCGATCATCTCCGAACCGTACCCCAGTTCCACTATGTCTTTACGAAGATCCGTGCGCTCTTTAGTTGTCAGTGCCATTGTATCCCCTTATTACGAGGTTGCAGGCGTACCGGCGTCGAGTGTCAGTGCCGCGCCCTTGGAGTCGTCCAACTCGAAGACGCCGTAGTCGGCGGTCATAACGAGTTCGGTCGCCCGGAGGGATGCGTCGCGCTGGCGCTCGGTGCGGGTGTCAACAGACTTAAGCACGGCAAGTGCCGACTTGTCTGCTATGACACCAATCGCGTCGTCGCTGCTGTCTATGGATATATTTCCGTCCTCGAAGATGGGTACCCCATTGAGAGGTCTTAGCCCGCTGAAGAAGTCCCCCAGCAAGTCCTCTGACCAGCCCTTTGGAACGGGGTATGTGGACGATGCTGTCACTGCCGTGTTGGCAACGTCCCACACCGCAAACGGGTGGTGGTTGATGTATACCTGCGATCCGAACTTGTTGCCCTTTGCATAGGCTACGGAGGCAGATACATTCGCAAGGCTCATGGACCGTCCCGCCGCGCCGATATCCGTTGAGAATCCAGAGTAAAGGGCGGTGACGTCGTTGTCCTTCTTCCTCGCCATAGCGTCACCAAGCTGCCTGCCCACTAAGGAGTAGACATTCTCGGCGCTCTGCCGTATGAGCTTATCTGTCAGTATGATCTTGGCCCCGACCTCGGCAGCCGTGAGGCTGACGTTGGTCATCCCGATGTCTTCCTCGTCCACGATGTCCTGCCCGTCGGTAAGGTCGGCTATAGTCATCTGTCCCACCTTCGGAACCGTCATTGACTTCTCGCCCTTCGCGAGATTGAAGCTCTCGATCAGAGATATCGCTGGCGCATTGTGCTCTTCCGTATATCGACTGCTCGCAATAATAATTTTCTGTGCGGCTTCAAGGCCGCCTGCCGTCGCTGTCTGGACCATTCTTATCCTCCTTGGATATTTATCCTAATCCTGCCGCTCTTTTCGCCGCCGCCTGTGCGTTCGGCGACCTGTCTCCGCTATTGTACCTGTCCAGCCAGCTCCCCTCGTCGGCAGCCACCTGTGGATTGCCCTGACTGTTGTCGAAACTCTGCGCAGGCACCCGTGCCTGCTTCAACTGCGCAAGCTCTGCGTCACGCGCCCTGTCCGCCGACATCTTCTCGGCTGCGGCGTGCATTGACCTGGGATCGTTGTAGACCCTCAGCGCCTCAAGGTCTTCTATGTTGAGCTTGTACTGTTTTACGAAAATTTCTGCTGCTATCTGCTTGTCCTGCAGGTGCTTCCCGTATGCCTCGGCCTGCTGGACCATCTGTATCTGTGCCTGCTGGCTCTGCATGTAGTGGCCCGCGGCCTGCTGCGCATGCTCCGGGGCATAGCCCTGATCCTCTAGCTGTTTCTGGTACATCTGGGCTTGGTTTTGTAGCGCGGCCCTCTGCTGTACCTCTGCGTACTGGGCAGATTCCTGCTGCATCCTGGCTATCTGATCGGGTGAATACTGGGACTGCGCGGGTGGGGCCGGGGGCGGTGACGGCACCGCTGTGTTGGGCCCCGGCGCAGCGTCCGGTACCGGAGCAGCGTCCGGTGCGGGTTGGTGCGCAGTCAAATCGTCCGTGGGCGCAATCGGGGCATCCGCGACTGGCTGCTCGGCCACTGGCTCTGCAGTCCCCATGTCGATGGGGCTGTCTGCGGGCGGGCCCGCTCCTGCTATGTCTGTATTTTCCGTTACCATAATTATTTCTTCTCCCCCCTCTAATTCACCAAAGATACAAACCTATCTGGTAGTTGTCAAGCTATAGTCCACAATATGTAGTCTAATTAGGCGCTCATGGGCTGACCATGGGGATGAACGGAACTGGTGCGTCGCCGCGCATCATCTCCTCAAAAGAGGCCCCCCCTATCGGGACGCTAACGTAGCCCCATCTCCTCAGTTTGGCCTCCAGCTCGGGGTCGTTTCGCCTCGCCTGTTCCCTTACCTTGCGTATGGCCGAGCTGCCGTACAGGGACTCAAACGTGAACAGTCCGGTCCCAACCTGGTGTATCTTGGACGCGATGCTTCCGGGGGTGTCGTCCTCCTCCTCCCTGTCGGCATCGCTCATGGCGACGTAGTTAATCCACGCCTCCCGAACCTCATCACTCAGCATCAGGGCCAGCAGCCCCTCGTCGGTGCTTGCCCTCCAGTAGTGCTCCGCTATGTAGTCGCGGTCCTGCAATAGTAGTCGGTGCATTTCGGGAAGCCCCTGCCGCACCTTCCTGTCAAGAATGGCATCCTTCATATTCCTGACAAAATTAGGGTCACCGGCCTCGGTGTTTAGTATTTGGATGCGCCGCTCGTACTCAACGCTGTTAAAGTCCCCTTCCTCGTCCTCAAGGGGAACAATGCTCTTTCCGGGGAAGTACTTGGCGTATACCACGGCGTCGTCGCTGTAAAGAAGCCCGAAGAAGTCCTCCTCCAATTGTTGCTGGGGCGTCAGCCCCCTCTTCACCCTGTCCAAGAAGTCGTCCCCGAAATTCTTCTTCCCCTGGGCCGTGTGCTGCTCTTGGATAATGGCATACTCGCGGGCCTTCCTTAAGGCCTTTTCCTTATACCATGTGTGGGGGTTTCTCTTGGTCAAGGCCGTCTCGGCAAAGGACGCAAGCTCCTCAAAGTGGGCGTCCCTGTTCTCTCGGTGGTCCTTGTACCACACGTTTACCGGATCTCCCATCGACAGGGCCTGCTCCTCACCACGCATCTCCACCTCCTCCATGAGGCCCTCGTTGAGGGGGCTCGTCTCCACGTAGTTCCTCGCCTCCAGCCCGAGGTCGTCCCACTTCTTGCCGGGCTCTATGCCGAGCCTTGCCGCCCCGGGGTCGCCCTCGGCGACCTTGCTCACCATGAGGTCGCGCATGTCGGAGGTAACGGGGGACCTCACCAGCAGACCCGTGCCCTTGATAAGCTGCCCTGCCGTGCCCAGTCGCGCACCCTCCTGGGGTATGATCCTCTCCGCGCCGGGAACGTGCTCGCGTGCCAACTGAAGCGCGGACTGACCCGCGCCTATTGGGACACCCACGTCGCTTATAAGCTGGGTTCCCCTTGCCGTGATCTGGTCAATAACACTCATGCCGGGCGTGGTTATCAGCCGATCATAGAAGTCCTTGTTGCTGATCTGGTTCGTAAGTGCCGTGATGGGCACCGACCTTCTGGAGACTATCCAGTCCCCTGGATTAAACATCCTGAGAACGGTATCCATCTGGCCCATCATGTCCAGTGTCAGTTGCTGCTCCCCTGTCCTGTCCGTGACAGGAATATCGGGGGACGCAAAGTCGCGCTGGTAGCCAAAGGGGGTGGGCTTGTTTAGCCAGTGCCCTATCTCGTCGGCCTCAAGCTCCCATTCCGGGTCGAAGTCGATGGGAATGAACCTCTCTATAGGCATGTGGGTTCCTGTCCACGCCCAGTGCATGGCATCGGCTGTCGCCACCATGCTGAGATACGTTCCCAGCGCGCTCCAGCGCCAGTACGCGGCATCGGGGCCAGAAATCGCCCTTGTTGCCTGCCTTATTAGCCCCTCGCTCTCCCCCAGGGAGAAGAAAAAGAGCTTCAGAACGTCCCGCAGCCACGGCAACTGGATCACCGACTGGGACGCGGGAATGGTGGAGTACCGTATGTTCGCCGCCCGAGCGATCATGCCAGCAAGCTGCTCGTCCGTAAGATTTGGATACATCCTGGCATACATGGGGCCTATATTATTTATAATGTCCACCTTCATAGCCGTCGGGTACACGCCCTCGAACAGGCCTCGACGCATCGCCGACTCAATCTCGCCCATCCACCTCATCGCCTTCTTGTCCACCCTCATCCCTGTTGCCGAATAGGCCTCCCTTACCAGCTTGAACATGTCGGGAGGCAGCAGCGTCACGTCTATGGTGGACAGCCCCGCGTTCACCAGTGCCCTGGGATTAATTCCGGGCCTCCCGGCTATTATCTCGTCGGTACTGGCATACCACTTGAGTATCTCCTCGCGGTACTTGGGGTCGAAGTTGGACTTCGCTATGTTCCACAGCCCCTCCTTGGGCCACTTTGCGAGCTTTGTCAGCCCCTCCCCGTAGTTTCCGTTCTTCATCTCCCTGGCCATGAGCGTCCACGAGCTTCCGTAGTTGCGCTGAATGAAGTCGCGCTGCTGGAAGAGCGACCCGTACAGCTTGATGCGCTTGGGTATATAGGTGATATTAAAAATATACGGGTATATGTCCACGCCCTTCCCCTTGAGCGGGCCGAGGACCTTCGTGCTGGGAAGCTCGACCCTCCAGCGGGGCCTCCTGCCGAAGACGGTCTCAAGGCGGTTGGCTATCTCCTTCGGAACAATCACCCCGAGGTGGGTCCTGCCCGTCGACCCCGGCCCCGTCACGGACGCGGCCCTGCCCTCAAACGCGGGGCCTACCCTTGGGATTTTGTATCCCTTCTTTCTTATGTTGTCTATGATCCAGTCCCCGTTTTCCATCAGCCGGTCGCCCTTTTTAATCACGAACACGTCGAAAGCGTTCCTCACCCTAAAGTCGTTAATAAGCTGGGTCTGGAGCCTGTACTTGTTTCCCATCTTGGCCGTGTGGGTATACATCTCGTAGGGATTCCAGAAGAGGGGCTCGAATCCCTTCTCTATCATCTCCTCAAAGGTGGCCCCGTTTCTTGGCAGGGCGAAGCCGGGAATGTTCCCCACGCTGCCGTCAGGCCCCGCTGCCTTCAGAAGATTCTCGGGCGGCCTCCAGCCCCTAAAGAAGTAGTCATCAACCGTAGCAAGATCGGGGTCGAAGTCTATCCTTAGTGCCTCCTCATCCCCAACCAGTCTCTTGAGTTCGGGGAAGTCCTGCTTGTACTTCGTGGCGATGTTCCGCCAGCGGCTGTGGTCGTGGAGCGCCCTGAACAGTGTTAGGAGTGCGGGCTTGTCCTCGGGGCGGGGAACCCACCGGCCCTGTATCAGTGTGCCCACCCCCCTGTCAAGCAGGCTTTTCTGCTTCTCCAGTTGCAGAATCTTCATGTCATTTTCAAATACGTTTATTGCCCCCTCGTAGGTCGATATCAGGCTCTGCTCGGGGGTCTCCCCGGGAACAGTCTGGCGCAGGATGCGTCCCATCGTCGAGTTGGACTGGTGCACATACTCCTGCAGGGGGGTCCTGGTAACATTAGGAAGGGGGAAGGGGGGAATCTTCGAGACCTCTTTCGTTGCCACGGGGGCCTCTTTCGCGCCCACTGGAATGCCGACGGCGGCCTCCTCCACCGAGACAGGAACATCCCAGCCCGTGCGTACACGCTGCTGCTGTCCCTCATCCAGTTCTCTAGTGCCCCGTCTAAGGAGGGGGCCGAGGTACTTTTCTACCAGCGGGCCAACGGCCTCCCCTATCTTGCCAAGGCCCTTCGCTATGCCGGTCCCTATCCCCATCTGGGCCATCTGGATACCGGGTTGTCCTTCCATCTCTGGAATCTGCGCCCCGCTTATCAGTGACTGCATTTCCGGCGACAGGGCACCTTCGGGGGCCTCCTCGTCGGGGGAGGGTGTCCCTGCCCGTGCCAACTCGGCCAGCGTCGGGGTGGTGAGAAGGGCCATCAGTACGGTCCAGGCACTTGGGTCTTTGAGAACTTCTCTTATTGCCTCTCTGGGGTCGGTTATGCCCTTCTTTGCGGCTTCTTTGAGGGCATTGGAACGCCAAATATCAAGAAATGACCTTCGGCTCCCCATGGCCACGCCTGTCTGCTCTGCCGCGCCTACCCACAGGGAGGCCTGTACCTGGCTGGGCGTAAGAAACGGTTTCCCCATGCGGACCCTTTCCTGTCCCAATTCGGTAAATAAGTTAACAATCGCCGCGTACTCGTTGTCATTCGGAATCTGCCGGTAGACAGAAGGCATGTCCTTCACAACTTCAATATCGACCACCCCCGTGCGCTTAGTGCCTTGGGGTGCCACGGCCTTCTTGGCATTAAACTGGTATACGTCGGGATATTTCTTCTTCTTAATAATCTTCGCCAACCCACGCTTCTCTAGCGCCTTGAACGAGTGTTTCAGCCTTCCGTTCTTGTCACGCACGCCTGTTATCTTAGCCAGGTTATCCGCGGAGATGTCCTGCAAACCGCCCAGCCACGGGAGTGGATCGTCCGCGTTCATGCCGATGAATCGCATGGCATGTATGTCTACTGCCGCGTCGTAGGGGCTTCCCGCCAGCGCCCCGAAGAACGACCGTATCTTTGACTGGTCGGTATTGCTTAAATCCTCCCAGTCTCCCCGCACCGCCCTGGCAATATTGTGGGCGTGGGTCTGTGCATTCTTGTGCCCGACCCCGCTTCCTTTTTTGGGCATTCGTTCCAGCCCACTGATCTCCGCAAGTATGGTCGCGACCTCGTCCTGCTTGGCCAGTATTATCTTCTGAAGGTCCGGTATCATCTCCTCTAATCTTTCCCCCGTCATCCCAGGGGGAACTTCAAACTCGTCAACTCCGACACCTATGTCGTCCAGAAAGTCTATGGCGTCACGGACTGGCTTGGTGAGCTTCTGATACCACCAGGCCATCTTCACATTGGCCTCCACATTGGCCCCCGGCGAGGTGGCACCGACCATTTTCAGGGCCATCTCGTAGAGCTTCTGACCTTCTATATTGCCGTAGTGGGCTCTCACGGCTTCGCGAAGCTCTGGGGTGAGATACCACTCTGGGCCGCCCCTCTCCGCCCCCACGTCTATGATGGCATGGAACTTGTCCCTGACGGTTTTGCTGACAGCAAGGTCCTTCAGGTGCTGCGGCACTCCTTTTCGTCGGCCCAAGGATGGGTCGAAGAGCGGCGTCGGTTCGCGACTGTAGTCAAAGTGCTTCGCCGCCCTTTCAACGGTCCCTCCCCGTGGATTAAGGAGTGCTTCTATTAATTCCCTATACTCAGGTGACTGCGGGTTAATTTTCCCGTCGTCCTTTATGCTTTGCGCAGCGCCGCCACCACGGAAGCCCCTGCCCCTTTGTCTTCTGGGCATGGCCCTGCTGATATCGGGCTGCTCGATAAGCTCTCGCCTTGCCTTTAGGACAAGGTCCTCTATCTCGTCGATGGTCCGACCCGTGTGGGTGGCTATCACCTCCAGCGCGCCGCCCGGCCCCTTGCCTAATACGACAGGCGATCCGGGCTTGTGGAAGAGGGACTGCGGTCCGGCCTCCGTCTCTCCGGCAATAAGCTGCCCGAACTTCTCCCTGATCCTTCCCTCCAGGTGGGGGGCTGTCCCCTCCCCTGCAAGTGCCCTAAAGGGGGTGGTCTGGGGCAGGTCGGCAACAATATCCTCAATCTCCCCCATAGGCCCTGTCGGCCCTGTCGGGGTCGTGGGGGTGACGGGCATGTCCTCCAGTGTCAGGAGCTGCTTGAACTTGTCGGCCTCCTCGTCAATAAAGGCATCAAGTTTCCGCTTGTTAAGATTCGTGTTTCTCAGCACCTGGGCCTTTGCCCCCCTCGGGACCTTGTCCTTCTTGACCTTGGCGTCGATAAGTGCCTGCAGGTTAGACCGGACTGCGTCCTTTACCTTCTGGGACTTGGTGGCGGACATCCCGTCTACGATGCTAGATATAGTCCGCTCGGGGAATAGCCTCCTTGTTATTGGTGATACCGCCTTGCTTGTCAGTCTGGCTCCTGCCCCTGACAGAGCGGGGAGCCTGCCAAAGGGTATAAGGTTAAGCGGGTCGAAGATGGCACCCGCCGCAAACTCCTCAACCCCAGAGATTTCTCCCGTGCGTATGCCCTCCTCCATCGCTGCCTGCTGCTGTGCGGTGCGAAACTTTATGAAACTGTCCCCTGTCGGGTCCTGTTCGCGAAAGCTCTCCATCTGCTGAACTACGGTCGGCTCCTCAAAGTAAGACCTCAGTCCAGTGAGTGCCGAGGGAAATAGGTTTGCAAGGGACGGGGAATCGGCTCTCAAGAGTATGTCCTCTACCTCCCGTCCGGGCATACCCCCGATGTCCGGCAGCCACGATCCCCCAGTAAACACCGGTGCCATGGCTGGCTTACCGACAGACTCGTAGAGTTCCTGCAACCCCTCGCCTACTTGCCCCCATCCCATTTCGGGGCCGGACACCGCAGGTGGCCCCACTATCAACGGGTCAAAGA